GCTTAACTTTTGTTAAAGGTTACATTACGACAGTTACTGGAATACCAGGACATGGTAAGAGTGATTTTGTAGATGAAATAGTACTACGTTTAAACATTAATCATGGTTGGCGTTGTGCTTTTTACTCACCCGAAAATAAGCCTACTAAATTACATTTCAGTAAGTTAGCAAGAAAGATAATAGGTAAAAGCTGGGATAGTGGTTTTGATAATCGAATGACTTATTTAGAAGTTCAAATGGTACAAAAGGCACTAAACAATAATATTTGGTTTGTTAAGCCCGAAAAGGATTTTAGCTTAGAATCTATTTTAGAACACGTTAAACAATTAAAGTTAAAGCATGGTATTGAATGTTTTGTGATTGATGCTTGGAATAAGTTAGAGCATAAATACGGGGTATCGGAAACAAAGTACATTGGTGAGAGTTTAGATAAGTTGGCTAACTTCTGTGAACTTTACAACGTGCATTGCTTTTTAGTTGCTCACCCTCGTAAAATTGCAAAGGATAAACAAAGCGGCAAATATGAAATTCCAACTTTATACGATGTGGCAGGTTCGGCTAACTTCTTTAACAAGTCAGATAATGGAATAAGTGTTTACAGAGATGAAGAAAATAAAACATGGATACACGTTCAAAAGGTTAAGTTTTCACATTGGGGGCAAATAGGACACTCAACATTCACTTACCATAAACCAAGCGGTCGTTATATTGAAGATGGTGGATTTTATCATGCTGGAAGCTGGGTAAGTTTAGCAAGTGAGCCATTGCAGGAAAACACAAACTTTTTAACAGAAACAAATAATAATGAAGATCCCTTCTAAAATTTAACAAAAATATTTTGAATTAATCAAAAAGATTATTAACTTTGTAAAAAAATAAAATATGGAAAATTTAAAACACACTAAAGGAGAATGGACTGCTACTATGGATGATGTATATTCATTGGAATATGGTTTAATAGGAAATATTATATGTGATGCTCCAAAATCAAACAAGTCTTATGAAAATTGGGAAGCCAACGCCAAACTAATTGCATCAAGTCCAGTTATGTATGAATACATTTTAGATAAAGCGAATAATGGCTGTGAAATTGCAAAAAATATAATTAAACGCTATTTATATTAAATATTTTTATTAACTTTGCGTTATAAATAAACATCATGCCAAAGACAGAAAAAAATAAAAGCGGTTTGTTAGATTCTTGGGGAAGAAAAAACAGAAAGTTAGATGACAAACAATGTGAAAATTGTGGAAAAACATTTAGACCTACTGATTCTAAGAAACGGGCTTGTAGTAGAAAGTGTGGTTATTTAATAAGAAGTAGCCCAGCTTTAAAGTTACGTAAAAAAGAATCATGGTGGAAAAATTCAAAAGGTTATATTGAAGGTAGAGTATGGATTGATGAGTATACACAAATAAGAGTAAGGCAACATAGGTACTTTTACGAAAACCATCATAATACTAAAATACCTGATGGATTTGACATTCATCACATTAACGGTATAAAAGATGATAATAGAATTGAAAACTTAGAATTAATAAATCATTCAGAACATACAAAAATAACAAATCAAAGACCTTATAAAAAAGGGCACAAAATAAAATTGTCTGAATCTGAAAGACAAAGAAGAAGTGAACACATGAAAAAAGTAAGATTAACTAACGCAATAAACAAAGCAACTAAATAACATGGAAAACAATTTTAAAATAGACGAATCTTTACTACTTGATGGAACTGAAAAAGTAGGGGAAATGATATGGACTATTAACGGAGGATATGAAAAGATTATAAATATAGAGGAGAACAGAACTTTTAGAATAGTAACAGAGTATTGTTCTTACACAAAAGAAGGTTTAATTTATGAACGAGATATTTTGCCCTCTGCATTCAAGCGTAACCCATTTGTAAGTGTTTATCCGAAACTTATGGAGGTTAGCTATAATGAAGTAGAATGGATAGAAAGAACAGTTTATGCAAAAGTGGATAATTTTTATTGGTGTAGAAATGGAGAACATTCCGATAACAATCCAATAGCTTGGAAATTCGCCCGAGAAATACAGCCCAAAGCGGTTGAGTTTTCAGAAGTACAAATAAAGTGGTTACAAGAAAGAGGTATTAATGTTAATGATTTAAAATAGATAAACATGGATGAAATAAAACAAAAACTATTAGCTTTACCAATCTATATCCATTGGTACGCTAACATGTTAGAACTTAACGCTCACATTGATTCTACCAAAGTATCTAAGCACCAAATACATCATAAAGATTTAGAAAGTTTTATTAATGGTAGGTCATGGAATGGAGATGGTCAAAACGCATTAGAACATTGGAAAAGTATAAATTGTTTCTAATTAAATAATTATTTGTATATTTGTTGTAAGTTACAATCAGTTACAATGGCATTTAAGAAAGGGCAATCAGGAAACCCAAAAGGAAAACCAATCGGGGCTAAAGGAACTAAGACTTTAGAGTGGGAGGAATTTGGTAAGCAACTATTAGAGAATGGTTTACCACGTGCTATCGAGATACTTCAAACATGCGATGATGAAAAGTTCATTGCTCAGTTCACAAACCTACTTGAATACTTTAAACCAAAGTTAGCGAGAACCGATATGAATCTAAAAGGAGATATTGAGGTTAAGACTATAACAGGAATGGAAATTAAATGAAGTTAGTTTTTGATACTAAAGGTAACGATAAGCAAAAGGAATGTGTTAGGCAATGGATTAATCCTGAGGTAACTGATATTAAGTATGGAGGTTCAAAAGGTTCAGCAAAGTCTTTTACAGGCTGTTCACTTATATTTGGAGATGCTTTTATGTACCCTGAAACTCATTACTTCATAGCCCGTAAAAAGCTAAACGATATTAGGAAGTTTACTATTCCATCAATACATGAGGTGTTTGGTATTTGGGGAATAACTCCAAACTACTACAAGTATAACGGACAAGACAACTACTTTGAACTTTACAATAAATCAAAAGTTTATTTATTGGATGCTAAGTACTTACCAAGCGACCCGTTGTATTATAGATTTGGTTCTATGCAAATGACAAGGGGATGGATTGAGGAAGCTGGGGAGTTTGAAGAAGAAGCAACAAATAACTTAATGGCTTCTATTGGAAGGTGGAAGAATGAGGAATACGGATTAACAGGTAAGCTATTGCAAACATGTAACCCTTCTAAGAACTACTTGTATAAAGATTATAAAAAGAATAAGGAAGGAACGTTAGAGCACTGGAAGCGGTTTATACAAGCTTTACCAACTGATAATAAAATGCTCGATAAAGGTTATTTAGAAAGCTTAGAACGTACATTAAGCCCAAACCAAAAGCAAAGGTTATTGTTAGGTAATTGGGAGTATGATGATGACCCAAGTGCTTTATGTGATTACAACAGAATAATAGATTTATTCACTAATGATTTTGAAGCGTTAAATGGTCAGCAATACATAACTTGTGATGTTGCTCGTTTAGGTAGTGATAAGATTGTTATAGGGCATTGGAAAGGATTTAGAGTTAAGATTTACACTTACTCTAAGAAAAGAATAACTGAATCTTATGAATTAGTTAGTAAGCTAAGAAAAGATAATAACATTCCATTATCTAATGTGATAGCCGATGAAGATGGTGTAGGTGGCGGATTAGTTGATATGTTAGGGTGTAGTGGTTTTGTTAACAATAGCAAGGCGATCAACGGGGAAAACTATACTAACTTACAGGCACAATGCGCGTTTAAATTAGCTGAGCGAATTAATAGAAACGGGTTATTTATAGAAACAAATGATTCGTTTGAACAGGAAGAAATTATAGAGGAATTGGAACAACTAAAACAAAAGGACATTGACGCAGAAGGTAAGAAGGGAATAGTTCCAAAAGACGATGTTAAGAAGGTTTTAGGTCGTTCGCCTGATTATAGGGATATGTTATTGATGCGTGAATGGTTTGAATTAAAACCACAAATAACTTTTCTTAAACCAAAAATTACTACCTTTGGTCGAAATAATTATTAAATTTGTGGTATGATTGATGTAACAATTAGCGGTAAAGACTTTCAAGTTCCAGTATCATGGGATGAAGTTAGCTATGTTAAAGGTGTTCAAGTAATTGAATTACTAAAAGAGGAAAAGCAAGATGAAATACTTTGCTTGTTAATCGGTGTTGATATTGAAACATTACACTCTTTGCCAACAAAAGAAGTTGTAAAGTTATTTGCTTTAACTGAGTTCTATTTAGATTTATCTTTATTAGATAACGATGTACCACAGGATAAGTACAAAGATATTAACTATGGTAGCTTACCTTATGGAGATACAGAAGCGATAAGAATAATTATTAACAATGGTAAGGATAAAAACTTTATGCAGTTAGCACCTGATGTACTTAAAAAGATAACAGGCGATGATATAAGTGAGCAACCATTCAGCGAGGTTATAGGTAGTGTTGGTTTTTTTTTAAATCAATGGATAGCTTTTACAAAGGATTTGCAGAACTTAACGAATCAGAAACAGACCAGCGAAGCGAACTCGCAGGAGTTAGAAGGCTCGAAAGATTCGGGAGTTTTGGAACTTGGGTAGAGTTAGCAAGGCGGGGTGCATTAGGTTCTACTATTGACGAGGTACTAAAACAACCGACAAGAGTAGTTTACAACTTAATGTTGTACGATAAATTGAAAGCAGAGTATGAACGTAATTTAATGAAACAAAAATGAAAGAAGAAAATTTAAAAAGGTTAGGCGAATTAGTTAATATGCACCTTGAAGCATTAGAATTAAAAGATGAAATTATTGTACTTTTTGCAAACAAAGATATAGGAGAATCGTTAAGAAAATTAGTAGATGTTATGCAGGATATTAACCCTACAAAAATTAATGAAACGTTTGATGGTTTTTATAAACTCTTAAAAGAAAGTACTAATGGCAATAAGTAAAAGTAAGAATAAAAAGAACTTAGCTAAACGTAAAGCCCGAATTATAAAAGAGCGTAAAAATAAAATAGGTGAAGCGAGTAAACGTATTATTTATGTTTCAGATGAATATGAAAGATTAGTAAATGAATATTTAAATAAAGCAAAATGACATTAGTAGAATCGATTAGAGAATCAATAAACAACTGCGCTGACATTAAGAACGCTATGTTCGTTTATGGTAGGGAATCTGACACAGCTTTAGAAGCTGCAAAGGAACAGAACATAGGAACGTTTGTTTACTTAGAGCCGATTAGTAAAACTATTGCAGTTGAAGATGCAACACAAACAGCTAACATAGTAATAGGCTTTTTAACACAAGATGAACCCGACAGCGCAAGTGATGCCGAAGTAAGTGAAGCCTCAACACTATCAATGGAGGAAAAGGTGGCTGATATGGAAACTGCAGCTAATCTTTGGCTTAGTTACTTCTTTGATAACTATACTTACCGAATTAATGGAGTGTACACATTAGCACCCGTATTCCGTATTAAGAACGTTATGACAGGCGTTTTATTAACCTTTAGCCTAATAGAGCCTAAACAATGTTAACACTATCTCAACAGGTTATATTTGAGGACTTAGCTAAGAAGATTGTCTTAGAGATTAAACACGTACTTAAGACAAAGAACATACCACGTAAATCGGTAAGGTATGAGAAAGGTGAGCGCAAGACTTCTAACTTTTCAGCACCAGTTAGTGCAACTGGTCGCTTGGCAGAATCGGTTAAGTTTGAGATAACTGAAAACGCTATCTTAATAAAAGCGGATGCCTACATTTACACGCTGATTTATGGTAGGAAGCCAACAACTAACAAAGGCACTTGGTCGGATTCTCAGAACGATATTAAGAGATGGATAAGGGCTAAGAACATCACAGCCGACATAAGCGAAAACCAATTAGCCTATTTAATTACTCGTAAAATTACAAGGGAGGGAAACTCAATCTATTTATTTAGTGGTAGTAATAACTCAGGTCTATTGAATAATATATTAACCGATGCTTTAAAGAAAGAATTTGCTGGTAAATTTACAAAAGATATTAAAGACGGAATAGTACAGCAATTTAATGGCAACCAATCTAACACTCAATACACAGCCCGAACTTTGGAATAGTGCTTATTCCGATATTACTTATATCTTTGATTTTAAAGATTATGTTATAAGTGCTGTTACTCAACAAATGAGTGGCTCAGTAGGTACAGGTTATTGCGAGGTAACAATTACAGGAACGTTTGATGTACAACCTACTTTAAATCAATATGTTTACATTGATAGTGGGATATACTTAGGACTTCATAGAGTGCTTAGTTCAACTACTTCAAGTGTTGTTTTAGATTTAACTTATACGAGTGTTCAGAATACAGGTAACATTAAGTCTTTACGCTCTCCACAATTTGCATTATACAAAGGATTTAAAGCTACTGAGGATTTCCCAACTGAATTACCTTATACTTTAGTAACAAGGTTTACACCTACATTTAATTCTGATTACCAATTGGATATTAACCTTAAAGGATTAATCCAAAGAATATTTACTATTACCGAGCCTGACTTAGATGCTGACTTTGACTTTAGCGCATTCAATGCTTTTAGATTAGAGTACGATGGTGAGATAACCGATATACGTTATGCTTTAAATAGTTCAATAAGCACAACAGAATTAAACGAAAACTATTTGGCAAACGGGGCTTATTTAGTACCAACTGAACTACCAATAATGTTTGGTTGTGGAATTAGTTTTATGACAAGGTTTGTAAACGGGTTTCCTACTTTACAAATTTACAATGATAGTGAGCAGGCAGTTGCAGGGTTTAGTAACGCATTTCAATCAAATCAATTTAATCAAGGTTTAGATATTAATTAACATGGCAGTAAAAACAAAAGCGCAATTACTTGCAGAGGTAGCAAGTTTATTAGCAGACAATACAACAGGGGATATATCGGCATTAGATGTACGAACTTGTTTAAACGATATTATTGATTCAGCAAGTTATGGAGGTAAGAAGGTTTATAAAACTTTGTTAACTCAAACGGGAACGAGCGCACCTGTTGCAACTGTATTAGAAAACACTTTAAGTGGTACGCCTGTTTGGAGTAGAGATAGTACAGGTTACTATGTATTAACATTAGCAAGTGAATGGACATTAGATAAAACAACAATTACTCATAAAAGTATAATTGGGGATTCTCCAACAAATAAACTTTTATCTATTTATACTTCTTCAAATATTTTAGAGTTTTATACTTATGATGATTTAACGCTCCAAGATGGGATGTTAACTTATTCAGAGTTAATCACAATCGAAGTTTACCCATAACATAACAAATGGCAAGTAGTTACAATAGAACATTATACTTAAATGAAGGTCAGCTAACAGAAGTTGATGCAACTATTCTATTCCCTTCAAACAAGGTTATAATGGGAACTATTCCAGCATGGTTTATTGATAACTTAGACCCTACGTTTAGTTCGTTTTGGCAAATTACACCACCACTTGCCGGTACTTACACTTACTTAATTAACGTTTACTCA